ATTTTCTGTAGACTGCTGCCTCAGAGGTTTTACCCATTTCTCTTGCTCTTTGCTCCATAGCAACTGCCGCTTGAATTTTATGAGCATGAGATCTTGAAGAATTACGTATTTTTGAGACAGATGCTTTAGCAGTAGCCACGTTCTTAAAACCGAGTCCGTGAATAGTTCCTTTAGGATTTTCATCTGTATACAAGTCAGAGTGTTTTTTTGAGTTAGCAGGTTGACCCTTCTTTCTAGGTATGCGAGGATTTGACTCCTCTTTCATTGCTTTTTCTAAATCATCTGCTTGTTTGGCATGTGTTTTAGAACCACTCCTTAGTTTCTTGACTAAGTGTTTTACAAAAGGTTTGTCATTCTTATCCAATTCTTCCTTCGTAACCTTCTTCTCAGGAAGACCTTTATGTTTTGTGGATGCAAACTTTTTCACATCACTTTTTTTCATGTCTGCGGCTGCCTTTGCAGTCTCAGGTGTTGTTGGTGCTTGCTCCCCTTTTTGTATGGCACGAACAATTCCAAAAAACTTTTGTTGTTTCTTAGATAGTGCTGGCATTACTTTTTACCCATATCCATAACAGCCTTGCCATACTTCTTCTTCACCCTATCAAGTGCAGAAGGTCCTGTGTTTACCTTCTGTGTCTTTTTCATTTCTTCACTTGGTGGATATGAAGTTCCGTCTTTCTTATCCTTGGATGGTCTTACCCTTCCTTGATCTCTTGCGATATCGTATCCTTCTTCACCTAAATTAAAGTTTTTTTTTACTATTGAATCAAGTGCTTGAACTGCTGATAATACATAACCCTCTTTCTTTGTATTAGCAGTATGCTTTGGATTCTTTTTAGGATCTTTTAGTTCTTGTCTTCTAGAACTATGATGATCTATTCTCTGTTTAGCACTCATCTTATAACGAGGTGTCTTCAAAGGTGTCTTTCCATCCTTCTTCATGGTAACTTTCTCATCTCTTTTCTTACGATGCCCTTCAGCACCAGAATCATAACCACTTCTGGATTTTATAGGGTTGCTCTTGTTTTTAGCAAATCCGAACGATTTTGCACCACCACCTGTTTGATTACCAGCTTGTGTTTCTGGTGATCGATTACGACTTTTTTGTGATTGAGATAAGTTGTAACCTGCTCTTTCATTCTTACCTGGACCAAAACTACCTTTTTTTCTATACTCGTAAGAGCTTCTCCTTCTAGCACCTATTGTTTTTGCTCTTTCATATGCTTTATCAGAAAGTTTATCGGGATCTTCTGTGATAGATTCTCCTTCTGGTTCATGAGATGCCATGATTTCTTTTCCTGCACCAGAAGATACTGCCTGTATTTTCTTACGCAATACCATTTTTTTAATTTGGTTTGCTTTCTTTTCCTGTGTTTCAATTGATTTGTCAGGTTTTTCTTCACCACCAGAACCATACATCTCATCAACTAACTCACCGTTTAGTTTAAATGACATGTTTAAACCTTTTGCTCTTAACTTGTTCTTCATAAGATTTACAAGAGTAGGCATAGATCTTGGATCATCACCTTCTTTTGGTTTCAAATCTTTCATTGCATCAAAACTACCTTCATCCTCTTCACCCTTTTTCTTATCATCATGCTTCTCTTCTTTCATATCAGGATTAATTTTGATTTTATTCTTACCTTTCATCACATCCATTTTTTTAGTATTCGCATCAACCTTATCAGTTTCTGCAACCTCACCTATAAATTCTTCTTTTGCCATTGCTTTACCAATAGCCTTACGACGATTCATGAGATATGAATCTGTCTTATCTTTCTTACCATCATTGTTAACATCACCATCTTCTTTACCAACTGGATCTAAACCTTTACCTGATTTTGTTTTTGCAGTCTGTTCACCTTTTTTCTTCTCACCTTCATATGGAGTTCCATATCCAGTCATTTCAACAGATGTAATATTTGGATTCTTTCTCAATTCTGAAATTTTATCACGAGTTGCCATACGAACATATGACTTACCAGTTTTCTTATCTTTGACACGAATCTTATACTTACCACCTTCAGACTCTTCCTTTATCTCATCTTCATGTGGAATTGTATTACCATCTTTATCCTTCTGATGATGCTCTACAAATGCTTTATTAACTAATTTTGAAATACTATTTGACACATCTACAAAATCATACTCTTCACCAACTAACATTTTTTTAGCCAACTGCTTTACATTACCTGGTGCAGGTGACTTTCCAAGTTGAGACAAGTATGCTCTTTTTAGTGAAACTGGATCTGCTTTCTGACCGTCCTTAAATCCTTGCTTGACTTTATATCTAACATCATACGCAAGTTGACGTGCAGATTTACGAATTTTATCGGCAGCACCCGCTCCAGCTTGTACTGGTTTTGCAGCATCTTCAGATATTATGTTACCCATTTTTTGTGTCAATTTTCTTTTTTCTATATTTATTTATGAAATGTTTCCCGTAGGAAGAACCAGGTACCATTGTCTCTACATATTTACGATGAGAATCAGTGCCAATTAATCTTTGATCTGGTGGAACTCCTCCAACTTCAGTGCCATTTACAACCGATTCAGATACGTCTTTAATCCATGATTTGAACATGATTTTATCCTCTGTAACACATATTAAATAACTTGTTCCTCTACGAATAATTTTACCAACTAATCCAGTGTTAACATTCTCTACAATTTCTCCCATATTAAATATCTTTTTATTAATATAATTTTCTCTTAAATTTTTCCAATCAAACTTAGGTGCGATCTGCCATAAGTTCCAACCCTCTTTGATATTCATTCCTTTTCTTACATTATTAAATAAGTCTTTTGCCATCTTCTTGTTCATTGAAGTTGGAACACCTCTTAAGAAACCTTCAAAATCATTTTCTGCTGCTGCTTTTCTTTGTTTCGATGCAGACATACCAGATACATCATCAGAATCGGCATCACGATTACCAGCAGAACGAACTTCAATGTTATCAAAATTATAGAGTTTACCATTATAAGTTCCAGTAAGTTTTTCAAACTCTGCAACACGATCACTACCACCTACAATTCTTACATTCGCATAACCATCAGTATGTGCCTTCTTTAATACATCAAATATCGTACGATTACCTGCATCATTTACAATCTTATCCTTATGTTTTGGAAACATTTGTTGCATTGCAGATACTTTCATATCAGGATCTAAGGGATTTTTTTTCTTATCCTGACTTCTTGATGGTATGATTACATAGTCTCCATCATCAGATGATGTTGCCACAGTATCTAAAAGTTTCTCATGTCCTGTAGTTGGTGGATTAAATCTACCAAATGCGACTGTCAAAGTTCCTTTTGTTTTTTCCACCTCTGGTGGAATCATCTCTACTGGTTTATCTTTCTCAATTGTCGTTTTTGATAACTTCTTTTCTTTATCTGATTGTGGTGGATCTTGCTTACCTATTCTCTGTCTCTTATTAAAAAATTTAAGTTGTCCTCTTTCTGTCTTTGCAACAAACTCTCCATCTTTACTATACCATCCACCATGACCGTCACTCTGCAAACCCATACGGGTAGCTTGTTGAACTGCCTGTGATTCAGTGAAAAATTGGAAGAATGATTTCATCGATAAAGTTTGGATGTTACTTTTCTTTCGTTGGCGATAAGATAGTTAATGAGATTTTGTCTCATAATAATATATTTATCCTGATTACGTTTGCGTTTTTCAGAAGTAATCATTTTATCTATGGTCATAAAACAATGATGTAGAAAATCATTGAAGATTTGTTTTCTATTTCTTGACCGAGGTTCAAAGGATTGTATCAATTGGTCGATGGTTTTATTCATTATGATATCTTTGCGTAAGGTCCAAATTGTCCTCTTGTACCAATCTTTAAACCAAGATACAAAAGATCAGTCCAAAACTCAGCATCATCTGGTTTAGAATTAAAATTATTTAGTGCATCATACCAGAAATTTAATGCTCCTAATTTTCCTATAGCTGCTCTTTTATCCTTTTCATAAACTTTAAGAACAAAATTAGCAAATTTTTCATAAGTTTTATTTTCCCTACCTTTATATTCCTTTATTACTAAATCATACCATTTTTTATACTTATCTTGTTTATGTTCATGATACCATTCTTTTGCATCTGCAGGATAATCAGTATGTTCATTTCTAAAAGTTATATTTTTTTTACCAGAATTTAGTAATTTTAACATCAAAGTTTTAATTGATTGTCCACCTTGAGCATCAGGTGTTGCTGCAATATAGGTATTAAAAACAAGATTAGCATTACTTGCTCTTGTAATTTTAACTTCATATCTACTTTTACCTTGCCCAAAAACCACATTGGTCAAAACTGCACTACTCTCAAAAATATTTTTTACATCAAATTTTATATCTTTCAACTTTACCTTTTCAATCATCGTCAACTTTAAACTTGAAGGTGACTTAGTATTATACACATGAATGGAACCTTTTCCTTTCTTTATTTGTTTTAAAGATATACCAACAAGTTTATTTTCTTTAATAAGTTTGACTAAAAGGTTATTTAATTCACCAATAGTTTGAGGTAATATCGGCATTTGTTTTTTTATATCTTTTTGTATCTGATCTAAATCATAGGCAGCCCATATATCAGATGGATTCCAATCTTCATACTTATCCACAGGTTCTCCGTTAGGTGTTCTGATTACACTTTTAAGATTTTCTCTAAAAAATGTTACAAAATCTTTTCCTTCATATACAAATTCATCCCAATGATAAGATTCATATTCTTTCAAAAATAATCTTTGTTGTTCAAAGTAAGTATGTATCCAAACTGGTATTCTATAACTCCATTCCTTAAATACATCCTCTAATTGTTTTTGAAGAACTTTATCATTCATTAAATCTTCTTCTTTCCTGTAAGATTTGTTATCTCTTAAAACCCTGTTGAATACAACAGTTGTTCCTTTCTCCTGTATTTTTGGTGGTGTTACACCAGTGGATGCATCTGCTGGAACTTGTCGTCTAAAATTAATTTTAATTACAGAACCTTTACTTCCTATATAAACTTCTTCTTTTTTTTCATTAAAATCAATACCACCTCTAAAATTGAGATCCTCAAGATAGTCTATCAAATTTGGTATTTGATCTTGAACCTCATATTGATAATCAACATATATAACACGAGATTTTGGAGTTATCTTAGATCGACCTAATAATAAACCAAGTTTATATTTTCTGATATCTTTCCCACTAGGTTTTAAATATTGATTAACTGAAAATACATTTACAACTTTTGATTTTACTTTTGCCATATTAACCCCTATACAATAGTTTGAGCATCATAAAAGCACCTAACTTCCCTTTCTGTTTTGCCTCTCGGTATTCAGAGTCACTTCTTATAGTCATAGTAAGTGTCATTTTTTTACCGTTATCACCCATCAAATCAATAAACCACTCTTGAACAGATTGTTTATCTATGTAAGCATTCACTGAAGTTACAGAAGGAAGAAAATCTCTCAAAGGATCTGTGGATTGTGATTCTGCTTTATCACCAATCGCTTTCACTAATACCATGGGAACTTTCACATCCTTTTTTTCTAATCTAAATTCCTGTTCTATCCATTCCTTTGTCGCATTCAAATTTCCATTTATCATATCACATAACTTATTTCTACATATCGTATTCATTCTAGAATATAATGCATCAAACATCAAAGGGTCATATTTAAATAATGATAGTATTCTATCTTGAAGATCTTTATTAGGAATCTGTCTTGTTGATGAAAGTGTCAACCAATTATCTTTCTTTACAGTTTTGGGTAAATTTGGGACTTTAGAATATACATCACTCCATAATTTATCTTTCAATTGAGTCATGGCATTTGGATATGCTTTCTGCCACATAGATTTTCTTAGAGTAGTTCCAACATAAGAGTTTAGTTTAGGTTCTTTGGAGGATTTTGTACCTGCTTTCAAACTAATTCCAATTATCTTTGGTTCAATTTTTGTGTTTTTAAATATTAAAAATATGTCTCCAGAGTGATTGTCTGGAACTCCTTTTGGTTTCTGCCTATATCCCCAAACAACTTTTTCAATTTTTCTATCCTTATCGTATTTTTTAATCCAATCCAAAATTGCAATAGAATTTTGCAACTTAGTATTTCTAGTGACAGGTTTAATTCTATCAATTTGACTTATATACTCCCTCGCAGATAAAACATTCGACTTAGCAACAAATGATTCTTGTGCACCATTATCCTGCAAATTCATTTCTGTTACTAACTGTTGCATTTCTTCTGGTGTTTTAGGATTATTTCCAGTATTAAATGCGAGTGCTGGAAATAATTCTGTTATTGTAGCATTAATAGTTGTTTGCTCACCACCAGTAAGAAACCCTTTAGCATCTGCCATCTCAGGTTACTTTTTGAAGTATTTATTTATAATGTCTATCTGATCTTGGTATTTTGCAATCATGTCTAACTCTCCTTCGATTGCTTCTACAATATTTGAATGCTCTCCAATACCCACAGGATTTGTAAGATATACTTCAATGTTTGCTTTGTGTTTAGCAATATCACCTTGGGCATGTGCAAGTAATGCTTTGATTAGTTGTTCCCTCATAGGTCTCCCTCCTTACGATTTTCTGATTGGTACACGTTAAACTCCCCACCAGGATATCTCTTCTTTAATTTATCTACGTTTCCTTCTACAACTTCATCTAGTGATACATCTAATGCCATGCATGCTTGCATCACATACCACATAACGTCACCCAACTCAATAATAAGATGCTTTCGATTATGCTCATCCCAAGGTTTACCTTGGAAAACCATCTTCTTGACAATCTCCATAAACTCACCACCTTCAGCAGAAATGCCAACGGCAGCAGTAAGAAGACGTTCAATATTGGCACCCTTTCCATTAAGGGAACTAACACTCTCAATAAAGCATTGATAATCTTTACTGGGATGGGATGTGACACCATCCACGAAATCAGCATACTTAGTAAAGTCAACTTTTTTAGTCATTTTGTAAATAAAGAATAATAAGACCAGGAATAATAATAAAAAATTGTGGTAGAAAATTTAAGATGATTGCACGTTCTCCCATCTTTTTACCAACGTAGACCCATCCAGCAGCACCTATCATTTGGAGTATGCTATTCCAAGGAGTCCAACCCATGACGTGAAAAACCATAGCAATAAGAACTATAGTAGCACTACACCATTTAACTCTTTGAACTGTCAAAATTTAAACTCAGCAAATGATTTTTTAGGAACTTTGTCTTGTTTATTATACTCCTCTTCCTTACCATTGTCAAGAATATCATCTTGTGCCTTTTGCTCACAGTCATATAATCTCATCTTTGCACGGTCTACTCCGATAATAAACCTTTTAAAAATAGTCGGATCATTGTAACGATTCTTAAGTTGTTTAATCATTATCTGATTTAAGTTCTCCAATTCTTCAGTTGAAATAAGAGCAAACATAAGATCAGCAGTTGCAGGAAGGCCAAATGACTCAGAGGTATCGGTAAGATCAACATCAGAACTAGCAAAACCACTCCGAGTAGTTTGAGTTGCGGATACAATCGGTAGGTTCGCTTCGACGGCGAGACCACGAAGTTCTTCCGCAATTGCTTTGATATACGAGTAAGAATTGACATTACTACCTACCTTATAACGTGAGGATGCACAAATGTTTAGATAATCTACAAATATTATATCAGGTCTAAATGATTTTTTCAATGCAAGTTCATTTAATAAAGTTTTAAAATGTCCACTATGTGCACCTGCAGTTGGATATTCTTTGATAATTAAATGACCTTGAGTCTTCTTGGATACAGCAGTGACCTTATTCTCAAACATTGTCTTTGGTAGATCAGTTAGATCTTGTATTGAAACATCTAAAAGATTTGCGTCAATTCGTTCAGCAATTTTCTCTTCTGCCATCTCCATTGTAATATAGAGTACGTTCCTCCCTTGTAACAACACGGAGCTAGCAAAGTGGCACATGAATAAAGACTTCCCGACACCAGTACCAGCAAGCGCGATGTTAAGAGTCTTATTAGGTAAACCACCTTTGGTAATTTTATTAAAATATTCCAGATCAAATTCAATTTTTTCTTCTTTCTTGTGGTAGAACTCATATCTGTCTTCGTAGTTTAGTAGGTAATCATGTCCAATATTGTTATCAAAGGAAACTGAAAGGGCATCTGATAGTATGGTTGGTATAGCGTCACGATTCTTTTTTTCATCATTGCCATCTGCGATGTGAATTGATTCCATCAAAGCAAGATAAATTGCACGATCACGGCACCACTTTTCTGTAGAATCAAGCAACCATTGCTGATCTACAGGGGATTCTATGAGGTTTTGATTTATCTCATGTATTTCTTTGACTTCAGAATCATTTAAATCAGTTCGATTGTCAACCTCAATATTTAGTGCTTCTAAAGTTATCGATGATCCGTACTTGACAATAAATGATGTTATCTCTTCAAATATTACCTTTTCCTTTCGATCTTCAAAAAAATCAGGTTCAATAAAAGGAATTACCTTTCGAGAATACTCTTCATTGTGTATTAGGTTTTTAAGAATTGTAGATTCAATTCGTTCCATAAGAAAAATTCTTCTTTGATATTTCGTCTAGTTTATTCATTATATCGTCTGTGAAATATTTCTCAGGTTCTGCGTATATATTTTTAGCATATATTTTTTTACCATCAACCTCATATCTTCCAGCAGTATTCTTCCAGAGACCACCAAGTTCTCCTAATTCAAGAAGACCATAGTAACGATCAAGTCCTCTTTCATCATAGTAGAGTCTTATTTCAACTTGTTGGTTTTCTTTGCTGAGTCTACTTTTAGCCGTCTTAGCTTTAATAATGTTTCCAACAACTTCTGTCTTATCCTTTTCCTTTTTTTTGCTGAGATAAATGATTGTAGACGCGGCATACTTGAGGCCACTGCCGCCTCCCATTTCTTTAGTAGGGATGTAAGATCCGATAACATCGTAAGTGTGATTTGTAACTATGAGTGGAATATTTGCTTGACCAAGTTTTAAGGTAAGCATACGAAATGCACCTTTAACAAGTTGAGATTTGGTCATATCTCTGACTTGTTTATCATTAAGTGCATCAGTGATTTCTTTCTCTGTAGAAAGCATACCTAAAGAATCTAATACAAACATGCAAGGTTTGCGATTCTCTTCTTCTGTCTTCAAGTATATATCTACTGCACGAAGTGCCTTACTTCGAAACTCTTCTATGGTAACGACATTGACAACAACAAGTCTGTTTTGATCAATTCCACGAGATGCAAGTAATCCCTTGGTGATTGCTGCTTCAGTATCAAAATAGAGGCAATACCCATCAGGATTAGTGTCCAGAAAGTTCTTGACAACAGCAAGGGCAAAATAAGTTTTTCCAGTAGAAGTCTCACCAGCAATGGCAGTGATCTTATTAGAAGAAACGCCACCATAAACGGAACCACTAACAAGCGCATTGAAGATATGACTTCCTGTATCAATGAATCTTTCTGTTTCATCTATGTCCGCTGCGATTTGGGTGTACTCATCACCAATCTCTTTTACTATCTCTTTTAAAAAATCCATTATGTAAAAAATAATTCAAGGTTTACAGTTTTCTCAACATTCCACCCAATCGCATCAAGTATTGCTTTAAGTGGTTCTACAAAGCTCTTCTCAAATTGTAGATCATGATCTATGTATTTGTCAAGTCCAAGTTCATGTGGAAAATCTTGAATGAATGAGATTACGTTCTCCTGTATAACGTTTGGTTTTTTAAGATAAAGAAACTTTACCTTTTCACCATTACCAATAAGTGAATATTTATTTGTCAATTTTTTGTTCTTGATATAATGATTGAATAGAAGAGCACCCCTAATGTGTATCGGAGTTCCCTTTGCATAGATTGTAGAAGATGCCTTATACTTACGAACATCAGATGCAGTTCTTGGAAATGCAATGTCTTCTGGAGGGAGTGTCTTAAATTTTGCACGACAATCATCAATATACTCAATCACTTCTTCTTCAGTTCCATTCATCATTATCTTGAGTCCATCCTTAATCATTGTGCGACAAGGTGCAGGAGTTGATGACTTGACTGCTTCGATACCCATCATCTTGAGTTTAGGTTCATCATATCTGACACCCTCACTATCCCATACGTTTAGAATATATCTTTTCTTTGCTGTCCAGATGCCACGATCTGCAATGTTCTCACGTTTCATAAACATCTTTTGTTCATAGGCATTTACATAGTTGGCCAACGTTTCATAAGAACTTTCAATATACTTTTCAAATTCCACCTCACAGATCTTATTAAGG